CGCGTAGGTGCTGGCAGGAACCGAACCTGTTGCCGTACCAAGATCTGTCCACGTACCTGCGACACCAGCGACTGCTGTCGTCTTTTGATAATCAATACGCCCATACTTACCATTGACTGTGATTTGGTTTAACAAATCATCTTGGCTAGAAAACCCCATAATTATCCCCAGACTGTTTCAATTGTGCCAACAAGCGGCGATGATGCAAGGCTACCTGCGACACCTTGCCCTATGAATCCTAAAAATGCCCCGTCTTTTATTTCAACAAGACCGCCGCGTAATCGTAAAGCTTCTTTCTCTACAGCCGTTCCGGTACTTGCAGCACAGGTTTCTAATGTCTGTGAAACGTCCAAAGGGCGCACAAGAACGACAACACAAAGACCGCCATTAGCGACAGAGAAGTTAACTGAATCAACTCTCTTGATACCTTTAACTCCCGCTTGAAGCGGGACAAAAGGCGTCAATCCACCTGTCGCTAATACTGCCGAAACAATTGCCCCAGACGGTTGCGCGGCTCCGCAGAACATACTGATGGTCGTACGTTGCACATCGTCGCTATCGGTATAGGTTATAGTGAACATTCCTCCACCGACAGTACCCGATTGCGCGACTACCATCATTTGCAAACCGATACCATCTGTGTACCTTGGAAGACTCACCACAGGGTCCATTGTCTGGTCTTCACCCGCTGCGTCCATATCCACAAACGGGTAGTACAGCAGATAGTCAAGCAAGAAAATCGGTTGAGTAGACGACGTACCCCCGGAACTCATTAAAGAGAATCTATGAAGATACTGTTTGTCCCCTGTTGCCATCCTTGGGACAATAATACCTTTATCAGATTCTAATGTCGCTGCGACTAGCGGACTTGCCGCATAATAGTTAGGGATTGGATTACCCGAGGCATAACTGTAGTCATACCATTGACCGGTAACTGTCGCTGTTGCCGCTGGTACTTTTCTAAACGTGCTGATCCAGTACTTACCTTGATCGGTAAGTGCTAGAACATATTCACGAATGTTACCAAACCCTGACATTATTACTCTGCGTAGACAGACAGTGCGCCCGGAGCAAACTGAGGCTGAATACCGGCACTTACGTTCAGTGTCGCAGACAATGGACCAGAGATCATCATACTCACCGCACCAGATGCAGTATCAACAACACCAAAATAGGTCACTGCCGAACTTCCTGCGGTACATGCACCGAACTGAAGTAAGTTCGTATTTGTGAACGGACTAGCTGTACCTGTCCAAGACGTTGCCTTGGTCAGAGCGATACGAGCATATCCTGTGTAGGTAGCTTCATCGGCTAACGACGCAGTCTCAGTAGGGTCTGCGGTAAACAGACCCAGATATTGAGTCGCACCTGCACGGTATGAAGGATCTGTACCACGCAAGAAACAATCAAGCGCAGCGGTTTCTGTTGTATTAGATAATGACATTTAATTAACCCTCTTCGATAGATGAAATTGCACCGACCATATTACCTTCTTCATCACGAAGAGGTGTTGTCTTACGTGGCGCTCTTGCTGATGCGATTGTTGTTTGCAGACCTTGCATAATCATACCTAACTTTTGGTCATTTTGTGCGTCTTGCACAGACTTAATAAGTCCTTGAAGGTCGGCGATGTATCCTTTGTTGTCATCCAACTTCTGCGGTTGTTCTGTTGACATTGCTTGACGAATTTGCTCAACAATGACCGCTGTCTTATTATCGTCATGATTTTTCAGAAGCTCCGTAAGTTGTGATTGACGGTTATCTTGATCATTCTTAAGCAATTCAACTTGCTGTTGCATTTTGTCAATAGCCTGTTGATGCATTGCATTGAGCCGTTCCATCTGTTGCTCAAAGTCATTTTGACGCTTTTCTTCCAGACGCTGAATAGCTTCAAGATTACGTAGATTTTGCTCACGTTCGTTTGCCAATTTTGCATCAGCAACATCTTTATCAGCTTTACGCTGAATATCAAGTTTCTGGTTTTTAGATGACTCAATGACGGCGACCATATTAGGGTCTTGCATCTGCATATGTTCACGAACGAATTGGTCACATGCAGTCACAGTTTCCATCACACCTTGAGCAAACTGTGCGTCTTCTTCAGCAATCTTCTGACTAGCCTGTGCCATCAACTGTTCAGGTGTAGGCGTCTGCGGCATCATCTGCTGCGACTGCTGCTGAATCATTTGAGCGCCCTGCTGAGCAGACATCATTACTTCTTGCGGGTTTGCCCCTTGCGCGATAGCTTGTTGAGCTTCAAATTGCAGGCGCATCATATTTTGATTCGTGTTTTGTTCAATCTGTTGCTGCTGCTGTTGAATCTGCTGCATCGCCTGTTGAACAAACATCTTCATACGAGCCGCGAAGTACTGACCCAAATGTTCGCTGAGATGACTGAGTACTTTCCCGGTGGTAGGGATCATCACTGGGTTCATACCAAGCATCGGATCTTTTAGATAAGCCACATGGGTCATGATGTGACTCATATGATCTTGATCAGGTATGACCGCAACCGGAGCTCCAGACAAGAATGCAACCATTTCCCCAACAGGGTCCATCGGTTGCGCTTGCGGAGGCGGCGGAATAAGAAACCGCTCAGCGTTTTGAATCTTCATCAAAGACAACATTGTCTTGTGAAGTTCGGGCATGTTGTAAAGCTGAGGCGCTTCTTTAGAAAGCTGGAGAGCACCTTGCATCTGAGTGATGCGTTGCGCTTCGCTAAAGATATTGGGGTCACTTACAGGGTAGACACCCTTCATCGTGACTGTTTGCGGGTTGATTTCGTATTCTGCGAGTTGCTCAGGGAAATACTGCTTCAGAATACGCAGAACAACTTCAAACGCCTTTGCTTGACTGAAGTGCAGTCGCGCATGAATGCTGGAGAAGATAATCGCGCCTTGTTCAATCAGCGCCTGCGTAGTTCCTACAGGTGTGTTTGAGGTGGCATCAGCAATCTTTTCACTTGCTGTACTAACGACACCTTTGGCTGCGTCCGTTAACCAACCGAGTAATTGGAACAGGACGGCACTCGGTTGATTGAACGGCATCGGCATGAGATATTTACGAATATCATCGACACCAACGGGGCCTTCAATTTCTACAACTTCTGTTACATCAATCCGCTTCGTAGACCCGCTGAGTTTACTACCTTTCAGCTTGAGCAGAGTTGGGGCGTTATTGATATGGGCGCTATCAAGCAGGGCGCGAAGAGCGCCAGTCGCTGCACCGCTTAGACCACCGATAAGGTGCGGGAGTCCAATACCGTAGGCTCCACGCCACGGGATAAACATGTCATCAATGATCCAATCCAGCTTCTGCATGGTAGCATCAGCTTGATCCCAGTTACGACGGATACTTAGAATCTTCTCATCTAACTCGTCAATCGTAATGACATAAGGTGCGCGAGAACCTTCGCTAAACCGGTCATCAATGATCTCTTTCCAGGTGTAAACTTCATAGATAGTACGTGTACCATCTTCGTTCTCACCAGAAGAAGTCTTACCTTCAATCTTGTTATTGGCTATCTCAGAGGCACTATGCTCGGGTTCCAACGCAGATCTAAGTAATTCAATATCACGATATTGTCCGTTCGTGATACGAAGTTCCATTTCATCGGCAGTAGGGAACTGCCGATGGGTTACGCGCTCAGCTTCATAAAACGAGTCTGCGTAAAATGGGATAAAGACGTTGTCTACCGCAACGAATTCAGATACAATACGACCCTTCTCTTTAGAAGGATAGAACTTCGTGTACTGACTACCACCAAGCGGGAGCTGAGTTAATTTCTGCTCAACGACGCTACGGTATTCGCTAATCTTTTTGGTGAACTGGTTGTTAAGACAATTGGCGAGTTTCTTAACTTCCATCTCTTCAGGAGGTGTAAGAACGCCAATGGTCTCCATACGAACAGGGCCGTTCGCAGGGAATAATTCTTTAATCGCACGTGCAGCAAAGTCAATACAAGACTCGGCCAATACAGGGTGGACGACTTTAGATGCCCCGTCAAATCCTGCGCCTCCAGGAGCATCGTCACCTAGACCTGTACGACGGATACCATCTTCATATTGCTTGTCGCGTTTCTCACGACTCTTTTTGTCGATCTCAATCAATTCAAGCAGTTTGATAGCCATAGCATCCATAGTCTTTTCATCGACTATGTCTGCCAAGTTACCGTCAAACTCTTGAGGGAGAGATGCGTTCACATCTTCAAGTGGAATTTCTACCGAACCGTCTTCATTCTCAATGAGATCTTCCAGCATATCTACCGGAGTACCTTCTGGAGCTTCAACTTCCATAGCATCTTCTGCTTCCGGGAGCTCAGGATCATTTATATCAATCATGGATTGTCCAATTGAGTTTGTGCCAGTATAACACGTTACTCACCATATGGGCCAAGCTCGTTATTAAGTTGTTCAACCCAATGCTCTAAT